GTATTCGAAGCATAAATTATTATAATCTATTTCTTTTCTAAATTCTTCTGTTAAGCCTTTCTCTACTTTTGAAATTAAATCTTCTAAGGCTTTTTTACTCATATCTTATATAGATCTAAAACTCTTTTAATATAATCTGGAAAACTTCCATCATCAGAGTTTCTTGCATAAGAAATAGTAGCAGCTCCTAAAGTACGTCGTTCTTTTCTTTCGTCTTTTAAATAATAAGTAATTAAATCAGCTACAGCGAGTTTTAAATCTAAGGGAGTCGTAGAGTACCCGCTAGTGTAGACTACTTTTACTGAGCCTGTGCCTTTTGGCCAGTTTTTATATCTACCTTCTGTTGTGGTTCGGAAGATGCTATCTGATACAGTATCAATCCAATAGTCCGAGTTTTCTACTAAAAGAGTATAGCTTTCGGAAGCAGACTCTCTTTCATAAACTCCAGATACATTTACTAATGGGCTATACTTTAATTGAACTGTATAAGTATCCCATTGTACATCAAAGTACTCAGTATATGCGCTGGTGTAGTAATCAATTATTGTATTATCACAATAATTTTTTACAAGTTGACTTATTGCAGGAATAAGGACATTGATCTTTTCATCATCCTTGACTCCCGAAATACCCATCAATAATTTATAGTCATCAATTGTTATAAGGTTACTCATAAATTAACTTGTAAAAAATTAGATCAAAGATCTAGGGATAAAAAGAGAGGGAAGAAGCCTTCCCTCTCTTTGTGGTTGCTTCGATTATTACGAAGAAGGATACTGAATAGCCCACTTCGAAGTAGCACCATCGATAAGATCGAGGAAGCCAAGACGTTGTGAAGCCACAAGTACACGACGCTGATTTTCAACATCGTAATCCGACTCAATCGTAACACCACGAAGCCGCGGAACCAGGAAGTTACGAGTATAAACTGCAACAGCAGCATACTTGTTAGCCGCAGGAGTTGCGAACTCGTCGCAAAGCAGTACACGGCTACCGTATACCTGACCAACTTGACCAGAGATCTTCGTTGCCAGATTACCTACCAGGTTCATGTCCTGGAACTCTGCATCTTCTAACAGTTCAAAATAGGTACGCTGGTTAACGATGTAAACTACATCTTCGGGGCGCACACCATACTTGCCCATGTTCTTACGAGCAGAAAGCAGATTTGCTGTTGTAATTGCAGCGTTCGCTGTCGTTACGCCAGTAATCTGAGTCTTGTGAGAATCCGCATCAGCCAGTTTGATCAGACCATCGTACGATGCGCCTGAGGTACCGAACGGGCCATCAGCAATATTACCTACAAGAATCGAAGCCTCAATTGCACGAGCATGTGAACGAACCATTGATTCGCGAATTAAAGGAAGAATTGGAAGAATTGCATCTTCTTCTGTTTCGTTACCAAGATAGCTTTTCGAAATGAGCTTCTTCGTGGTAAGAATTCGCTCGGACATGGTAACACCAAGATAAGGTGAACCATAAGCATTTGAACGAGGATCTAAGTTACCCTTACCTGCGGAACCACTACCCGTTTGGTTTGTGGTAAATTCTGCATAACCTGCGTCGGGCAGAATTGGCAGAATTAAACTTGCTGCAGTCATAGGCACTTCACGGAAAAGAGGAGCAAGAATTAGCTCATTCTGAACATCGCGCTCAATATTTGTCGAAACAATTTGCTCAAAATCTGCGCTGGAAACTTCTACACCAGCTTGAGAGTTAACTTTTTGCATAACTGAACGACCCAGCGAAGTATTCTGCCAGTTCTTACGAGTAACAAGACCTAAAATAAAGGCGTCGTCCATATCACGGCCAAATGCCTTTTTCCAGTCAGAATCTGTACGATCGGTAAAAATACGCTTTGATTCGCGCATCTTCATGATCTCTTCCGACTTTTCCGAAATTTCATTACGCAGTTCAGAAACGATCTTTTCTAGATCTGAATTCTTTTCTGAAAAACGCTTTTCAATATCTGCTACTAGACGTTCTGCACCTGTAGTTACTGCGACCGAGATTTTATCGGAGAGTGCCTTTTCTTCAGCAGCCTTTTTAGCTTCTTGTTCAGCAGCTAAGCGAGCCTTCTCCTCCCGCTCGATTTGTGCAGCAGCTAGAGTTTGTGCAGTTTTTTCTGCAACAGAAGCTACCAGTGCTTCTAAATCTTTTGAATCCATGTTTACTATCTCCTTAGTTGCGACTTTTGTCGCTTCTCCCGGCGCAGTGGCGCTCGAAGATTCAGCATTTACTTCTTCTTCTACCCCATCTAGGCCGTTACTCAAAAAGTTTTGTTTAAAAATATTATAATCCTCGGATGTTTCAAAGGACTTTGCTAACGAAAAGACGGCAGATTGATTTGCCGGTACTGAAACAACCGATATTTCAAATAGTTCTGCGTCTTTGATTCTAAAACCGTCGGTTTCCGGCATATAGTCGGCATCCTTGATCCGAAAACCTACGGAAAAAGCTCCAAGAACGCCATCCTTGATAAGATCTAAGATTTCGCCAGCGGCTTTTGAAATCTTAGCCTTAATTCTTAAACCATCGACATCTGGATGAATCTCTACAGCTTTGCCAATGGGTTTTGCATATGAATGATTAAAAAGAATCACAGGATTCTTTTTGTAATTTTCGAGACCGCCTTTCAGCCAAGCATCATACTGAATAATATCGCCAGTGCGATCTACTTCAGGAGTACTGGCAAGACCAGTAATATAAGTGTCTCCGTCTTCGCTTAGATAGGCTTTAAAGTCGGTGCTTAAAAAGAAATCTTTTTTCATAATATTATTTCCAGAATCTGCCTTTAAAGCTTCTTCTCGGGAGATTTTGGTCAAAGTAGAAAACTTATGGCCAACAAGAGTTTCAGTCTCTTTTCCATCCCTGTAAATACGAATTAGAGCGGCTGGATCTTCCTTAGAAGCATTGATAGAAAAACTGCTTCCAGGAATACCGAGCACGCCCTCTGTCATTGTATGTTCGATTCTTCCTTTAGCAGTACCGCCAGAAGAATTCCACTTTACATAATCTCCGGTTTTAAAATTTGCAGCTTTATTCATTTACTGTTATAGCGGCCTTAGCACGAGTGCTCTTAGCAGGCTGAACAGGCTCAGGAGTCGGTTCAGAGGCTACTGCTTCAACACCATTCATTTTTTCTGCTAGCTCGGGGTAAAATTTACGAATTTTACCTGGAATACGTCCCCAAGAACCAAAACAACGAATTACTAAATTTGGAGTAATTGGAAAATCACTTTGTTGCTTATACTCTCGCATATTCATAAATTTACCTTTAGATGCGAAATATACTGCAAGAGTTTCTAATACTTTACCTTTTGTCATGATTTATCCTATATTTTCTTCTGCTGGGCGGCCACCTTGATCTGGATTTGTTGCAGATCCCGCTATGTTCTGTGGTACTCGAATTTCATCAAGCCCCGCGATTGGTTCTTTTCCTAGCTTAATGCGAGCTTCGTTCGGAGTTAAAATTCCACCATTTACTAAAGTAGAATAATAACGTGCTTGATCGCTTAGTTCGGGCTGTAATGCTGGAATATTTGTTATATCTTCTGTAAGATTATAACCAAAAAATCTTTCAAACGCAAACATATACTTTCTTAAAATTGGAGTCACCGTCTCAAGATAATACAAACGATGATTTGGTCGTATATTTGCGTTGTTGCCAGAGTCTAAAAGTAATGGAGGAACTCCAATTGACTTTAAAATAATATTTTCAAGAGCACTGACCGAAGTTTGAAAATCCATTTCCTTAAAATTAATATTGCTAATACTGTCAATTTCTAGCCCACCATCAAGAATTATGGGGCGACGACCGCCTGCATCAGGACGATAGCGTGTTTGCCACGTCTGCAACATGCGTTCTTTAACCTTATCGCTTAGCGTACTTGGGCTTTTAATGATAAGTCCTGGTACTGCTCCATTATCAAAGAAGTTATCTTGAAACTTACGCATCTTTGATAATAGTTGCATGGTACGATAAGCAGGTCTTAGTCGAGAGACCCCGCGATAAATAGAGTAAAAAGAGTTTTCTTTAACGTGAATAATTTCCCACGGCTTAAAGTCGAGCAGACCATCGTAGGTATATCCAGCAATATAGTTCTTTTTATCTGGTACAATTTCCATTAAATTTGCAGGCAGATGGTATAAGTACACTCCGTCGAAGTAAACGAAGATATTTCCATCAATTAAGTAATCGATAAATAAATTACGTCGAAAACTATTAATATCCTGGTAAGGATTTGGCTGTAAATTTAATAAATTGTAAACTTGCTTTTGACGAAATACAGGAACTACCGTTCCATTTTCTGCTGTCGGGCGACCAGCAGGTATCAATCCCGGCAACTTATTTCCAACTGCGATAGGAATTTCTGCAATATCATCGACCAGCATATTAACTGCACGATTTACAACTTCGAGATTTTCGTATTGAATACGATAGTTTGATACAATTTCTCTCGATTCTATAACGGAACCTTCGCTCAACGCAATACTAGGTTGGGCGGGGTTTTCCTTCGTTGTAGACCAAAAATTATACCATGCCATTACGAAGTTTCTCTAACCACCGTTTTTGTTTTTCCGCGGTGCCAAGTCCAGGGTTTTTGCCATAGACTGAATGCAATTGTACATGATGGTTGTGACATAGCGTTACCGCTTCATCGTATAGCTCCCGTGTATGCGATTCTATGAAAGCGTCTCGAATGTTTAGAATTTCTTCCTCCGTAGAGGGATTATAGCGGTTTTTCCGCATCCACACATTCAATAACTCAGTGAGACTATAGAAATGGTGGAAGTCTAAATTATCTGACGCTTCACAGACGAAACACGAATGACTTTTTAAGTATCTCGATTTTGCTTTGTCACGAACGTATTTTATCAAATCTCTAGCAAGTTTTGTCATATTTTGATTTAAATTATAGATGCAAATATGTATTTTGTCAACAATTAAATTTTTTCACGTACTAAAAAATAGTGGAAGATGTCTTGAAGCTGTAAAGTGCGTATCGCAACGCGTCTGCCATGTGGCTAGCATAGTTATGCTTCGGCTTTTCCTTCAATAGGTTCGGGTTGTCGTCCCATTGGTAAGCGTCCAGTGCTACCAACATATTTTTACAGTTTCCTGATACGATAAGACGATTGTTGTCGACTAAGCTCGCAACATGTCCAATACCGCTAAGAACATCTTTTTCAGCATTTGTAGTTGCAATATTAAAATTTTGTGCCAAATCGAAGCGAACTTGCTGCGCTGCGGAGTCTATGAAAATAAAATCAGGATTCCAACGATCGATCATTTTTCCAATTTCATATGCATGCTGTTCTGTAGTGCGCTCTGCGTGCAAATACTCGTCAAGTACGTAAAATATCTGCTTATCCCAGTCATAAGCAAGCACGCACATGGCTGTAGGATCTTTAAAGCCCCAGTCAAGCCCCGCTATGATGTCCATACCCGACGTATTCAGCTCGTCCAGATTTGCAACGCACTTCGAAGCATCAAATTTCCAGACCTGACCTTCGAATACGTTAAAGTCCGCACAATATTCCTGGCGAAACTCACTTTCGGACATAGTTTTACGCGCTTCGGAAATATTTTCCGCGTTTTCTCGCGGATTATCTTCCCACGTTGCACGAATCGAAGCCCACTGAGGATACTCATCCGAATATCCTCGTGCCCAAAACCGGCTAAACCAGTTATTTTTACCACGAGGAGTTGAAATGAAGATCGCACGAGCGTTCGGTTTGTCCAGCGTTGGCCGTAAAGCTACGTTAAAAGCGGTTTCGCCGTCTGCTAACGCCGCTTCATCGAAAATTATAAGATCGTATGAGCGTCCGACAGCAGAATCGACTTGATTGACCGATCCCATTCTCACTGTAGACTTGTTGACAAGCTCGATTACGCGATCTTTTGCGTTGTCGCGAGCTACCTCAAGTCCAAAATGATCGATCAGTGAGCGCTGAAGATCAAAAGAAATTTGAGAAAGATTGTAATTGGGAGCCATGATAAGCACATTCGAGTCTGGTACAAGTGTAACCAGCTGCCCAATGACGTTTGCAATGAAAGTTTTACCCTGACGACGAGATACTGCGGCAACTACAAATCGATATCGCTGAATTGCATTTAAAATTGCAATCTGAGAAGGTATGGGAGAGATGTTCAACATGCTCAGATAAGAGTTTACGGGAAGTTTTAAAAAAGTTTTTAACTCCTCGACTTCATCGACTCGAATATCTGGTCTACTTATTTCCATATAACATGTACCGATGAAAATAAAACGCCCATGCAAAAAGAATTGCGAGCGAAAAATTCATCAGTACTTCTCCCGTATAGTGATTTACGTTCCAAGTATTCCATGCTGAGGTTCCAATTACAAAAGCTAGTACAGTTTTGAGTGTCCATTTATTTCTCGGCTTCCATTTTTGTACTAAATTGTTTTCGTTTCCGAAAAGCATAATAAAAAATAGAACCATCGAAAAGCATAAAAGTCCGTTTGATAATATGTGCATCATGATTTTTTTTCTGGAAGCGCTCGTCGAATAACATATTCGATACCATTAAGCCCTATGTATCCCAGTATAAATGCAATGCCAAATTCCATGTTGCGGTTTTGCACATCTATAAAATCTATGACAATCGGTGTAAGATAATTTGCGGAGCCTACACCGGCTGCGATGCTGAGAAGTACTTCGCCAATTCTTTTGGAAGCATCTCGTTTTACCGTCAAAAGCGAACCAAATAAACCAGCAACAATAAGACTGGCATTGATGCCCAGCTCGGCTAGAATTTCTTTCATGGCTGTAACAATTTTTCCATCAACTTACCGTAGTTGCCCGCTCCGAAAGGTGTCTCATTGATCTGAACATTGGTTTGATTTTTAATCGGGCTTGTTCGAGCTTTCTCAAGTTCGGTCATAGCACGAATTTCATCCATGCGCATTTTATGAGCGAGGTGCAGCAAATCCGCTAAGTCCTTGTTGGTATACATCTCTGTGGCTTCTGCTTCACGAAGTTTTTCGTTTATGAGAAGATCGAGAGTCTCACCTAACTTAAATCGATTTCGATATCCGTAGTCTAGATATATAGAATCTATGTACGTGCGAACTTCTCGGCGAGAGAGAATATCTGTCACCTCATTTTCTGAAAGTGCAAGCGATTTTGCTACCTGTTGAATGCTTCCACATTCAAGGTAACTATTTGCAATTTCTAAATTTTCTGGAGAAATTTTTACCAGGTTCATGAACGCAATTATATTTCAGTTTATGGTTTAAGTCAACAACTTTTTTTAACTATGTAGTGTAAATCTTGCTTTAATTATGAAATTTGCTTTAATTACTCAATTTTCGAATTTACTCAAAGTTGCGCGTGTGGAGTAGCGCGGTGGTCAAATTAGTTGATAGTCAATTAACCGCCCTACCCCTGTAACAGACCGACCCACGCGTTAACAAGCCGACGCACGGCTTGCGCTACTGAGCGCGAGTGTGCTATGCTATTGACTCTTTTGTAAATGGACTTGTCATATGTTTGGTTCACGTTGGTTGTCCACTTGCTTTACCATTGACACCGAACACGTAATTGTCAACTATCTGAAAGGCAAGAACCTTGAGAGATGCTCTGCAAGTGACTTGCATAAAATGGTTGTTCAGCATATTGCGCAGATTGCATGCCCAGAGCAACAGGCAATCGAATTGGCATATGCTAACAGAACAGATTGGCAAGCAATTGAACAATGGTATCGTTTGTGAAACTATCATTTTTGCTAGTAGCCCTTTATGCTGTAGCTGGTATGATTGATTCATTGAATGAACGGGCGGTAGCATGGCACGCAAGAAAATTGCAGAACAGGAATTGGCGCTTCGCGTGTGGGAAGCATATAACTTTACATGTGCGGCTTGCGGCACGTTTGCTATGTCAATGGGAACTCCCTTGACATATGATGATTGCACAATGGCAGGATTGTCAATTGATCATGTGATTCCCACGAAACACAATGGTCCCGACACGCAAGAAAACATGCAATGTTTGTGCACGGTCTGCAATGGTAAGAAAAATGGCACACGTAATCTTGCGCGCTTACCCGTGCGCGACCCGGAAATTAACTGGGTGAAGGTATTGCATAATCGGCGCGCATGGTTTAACCTTGTAAATGCGCAACGCGAGTTCAACAAACAGGATGCAAACTAAAATGACACTCTCAGATACGGCAATTAAATTGATCGCTCAGGTTCTTTGTGATCGCGGTGGCTTGGTCGACCTGATGGACGAGATACTTGTCGATCTGTTTGTCGCGGCGGAGACTGCCGAGGAGACTGCATTCGTCAACAAAATTGTCGCACGCTACACGTCGGAGAACGAATAAAATGCGCAACTATCTTACCGTTGATCCCTCCGTTCGCACTACCAGCAAGATTGCTGAGCATCTTGCACGAAAGGCAAAGGGACGGCGCAATATTGCTGACGAATTGCTGGCTTGTAAAGATTCCGGCGAGTTCTGGCAATTGAGCTATTTGTTTGACCGAGAGGAAGAACGCAGAATGCTTTACAGTTAAGCGGCTTGATAGTCAAGCCGCTTGATTGTCCAGTTGCCTTATTGTCAAGGCAACTGCCTGCGCCGAATTGCAAGTAAGTTAATAATCAAGTAAATTACCAATGACCCGTAGGGGCGATTGTCAAGTAATAGTGTCAAGTCTATTTTTAATTGGCGCTTCGCGCCTAATGTGACGTGCAAAATCAAGTGAAAAAATTTCACTTGAAAAAATGCAAAAAGGCGTGATATAATAATAGTCTGGAATAGGAAAGTAAATGAAACACAATCCTTTACAAAATCGCTTAGCATTGCGACGCTTGCAAAAGCGATTACAGAATGCTAGAGTAAATTCTCCAAAACTGGAAAAGCAAAATG